ATTCTTTGACGTACTCTTTAAACCATTCAGTACCTTTTATCCAAGATAGAAATGATTTTTCTTCAGCTGGAGATAATTCTGTCATTTCAGCCATATCAATCCTTTTTGTGTCTATTGGCAAAGTTGCGCGCTGCCTCTTTGCTACCAAATCCCCATTTCTTCAGAGCCAGCTTTAGGCGCGTTGGCTTTCCATTCTCGTCAACGAGTGGGCCAGACATACCAGCAAACCGAGCCGCAAACGATACGCGCCGCGGATTAACTCCATCGCTCAAAGGCGCTTTTAAATTGCTGCCTTCTGTGCGTTTAAAGTACTTGCGGCCAGCCTCAGTAAGGCCGCCGCTTGGACTCTTATGCTCTTTTTTCACTAGCTCTTCTTAGGCTTCATTGCAGTCTTAGCGGCTTTAACAAATGCAGCATCTGTAGGAGCGCCAGGAGAGCCAGGCTTACGCATCTTCTCCTTAGATCCCGACTCGATCCGCTCACGTTTTTTATGGATATTGGCATAGAGGCCAGCTTTCATATTAATACCCTCCCGCTTTACGGCCTTCAGACATAGCGATTGCTTTTGCCTGAGCTGGTGTTTTTACTTTCTGACCAGAGCTTGACTTGAGTTTTCCTTTAGAATACTCGCGCATTACTTTGGCTACTTTGGCTTGCATCTTATCTGTATCTGGCATGATTGTCCTTTATAGGCTTTGGTTAGAGCCGAGGGTTTCTTGCATACCCATCTCTGCATTTAATCGTGCATCTGACAGGAGTTGACGGCCTCTACGTCTTGCGCCACGCATCTTTGCACCAGCCTCTTCTTGTGCTTGTGTAGCTTTCTCAACACCAGCAACTGGCTGTGGTTCTGGCTTTGGCTCAGGAGCCTTTGCAGATCCACCGCCACCACCGCTAAATATTCCACCCATGATTAATATCCCTTCATTTCGTTAGAGCCAAGCGTTTGAATGCCTGTCTCTGGGGTTAAACGTGTATCGCTTAATAACATACGGCTACCACCACGAACACGCGCTCTAGTGCGAGCTGCGTTTTGCTCTGCTAGTTCGCGCTTTTCCTCTTCAGCTTGCGCCCGAATGCGAGCCGTTTCTTCTTTAGTCTCAGCAGCTGCTCGTTCAGCACCGCTAGTATCTGGAGATCCACCAAATAATCCACCCATTTAACACCTCGTCATTAATAAGTAATCCACCTTGTCAGGGCCATACATCTTTAAAATCGCTTCGGTCTCAAACCTTAGTGCTTGCGCATAACGTATTGCCCGAATATCGTCAGTTCTAACAGTTATTTGCAGTCTGTGCAAGTGGAGATATCGGATTGCGATATCTACAAAGGTTCTGCCACATCTAAGCATAGATGTTGGGTGTTCTCTAGCCTGATTATCAAAGATGCTCCACATCTCGCCAACTCCACCCCAAAACAAAACAACCCCAAAGATGGCTACCGGTTTATTGCGATAGAACGCAGTAACCGCTGTGCCGAGTGTTGCTTGGCTATGTATCATAGATCTGAGGTCATAGCCTCTAGATACCGCTAACAACTCTGGCTGGGTAGTATCGAGCTGGTCAAAGTGGTCAATCACGAATGGTAGATAGAACACCCCTCTCTTGGGATGCATCTCCTCATTCATTACCTCATAAGGTATGGTTACTTTCATCTTGAGAATATATCAAAGTCGCTATTGGCCACAGTCTGGGCTACATAAGTTCTTGATGAGACATCCCCTGGGCGGGTCATGCGCTTGTATTCACCGCCACCCAGTAAGAGATATCCAAAGGCATCACCAACGTGGGAGTGTTCGTTTTTGTTTGGGGTATCCCTAAACCGCTCCTGACCAGAGCCTACCGATACCCGCTTGAAATGGTATCCACCAGCCAAAGACTTACGCAGTAGCTTGCACTTGGTGTCAACTAACAGACCCGGCTTGCCGTTAATTAAGCGTTGCATGGGCGCGGCAGCTGACTCTCTACGAACTTTAAAATCATTCGAGGGTGTTGGCTGTGCCTTGAGACCTAAAGTTCTGAGGAAGTCAAAAGCTGTTACCTCATAGATGGCATCCCGCGCCATACCAGCTGGATCGCCCCATACCAACACTTGCATACCTGGATACTTTGCGTTGATTTCAGCAATGAGCTGGTGGCCAAAGCGCTCCAATCCCATGTCAAAGGTAACAATCTCATCAATCACTTGCCACCTACCGCTAGGTAACCTCTGCCCAATCACCGCAGCTGGGGTTAAACCAAAGTCAAGACCAATCTGAATCGGCACAGAGTTGTCTAAAATAGTCTCTCCAGACATGAGGTTATCGTCATATTCATGCCAAACCGATCTACCTTCTTGGACGTAGGTATATTTGCCTTCGGCATAACATCGAATCCAATCAATGTTCTTACCTAAGAGCATCTGCTGATAGTAGCCAGCCGGTAGATTGGCTACGTTTTCAGCCTTCTTGTTTAATTGCCACCACTTTCCCGCTGAGAAGATACAGTCATTGGCCTCTGGGTTTTCTGGGAGGTCATCTTTTGCAACCTCAATAACACCGCCAGGCTGCTTGTAAAACTTCCAAGCGTATGGGCCTGTCATTTTTTCTTTCTCTGCCATCCTAAACCACCAATGGTCATCATCCATAGGGTTGGTATCCATCCAGATTCCATGCCAACTAGCGCCACCATCTCGCTTGGTAGGGTATCTACCTACTCGGTGGGTAAGGCCATCGATAACAGCCTTGGGCAACTCTCGTGCCTCGTTAACCCATGCTCCTGTTAGCTCTAGGGATAGTAGCTTTCTGACATCCTTGGGCTGGTCAAGCGCTAAGAAGATTACCTCGCAATCGAGACCCGCAGCTCCATCCCTTGCCGGTAGTCGGATGTGGTGGGTAATCGGTGGGGTATAGAGCATTGGCCCAAAGGTATTCTCTGGGAATAGGTCTTGCCAAGTCTTTATCGTAGTTGTCTTGAGTTCGGGGTAGCTATTGCGTACAATGACAAAACGGGTATATCGGACACCATCGATAGGGGAGGGCTTTTGCTGAATTGCCCGAATGAACACCTCGGCAGCACACGCATAGCTCTTGCCGGATCCTACTGGCCCCATCATTCCACGCACAAACGCATTGCTTGTTAAGAACTTATAAACCTCTGGAGACTTGGAAAAATCGAGACTGATACCAGTTGAGGGTATCTGCTTGCTTGACATCTCTTTTGTTCTAGCCATTGATTTTTAACACTTTTCAGTTAATATTAGCTAACTTTACCATTATAAGGTATGTCATGGCTAAAAAAGTGTGTACCGATGAAGAGTTTATAACCATCTGGCGAGAGCATCAATCGCCTGACAAAGTTGGCAAGGCTATAGGACTTAGCACCCGCAATACGTTAAAAAGACGTAGAACAATAGAAGATACGCATGGCATTGTTTTAGACGCTTTAAAACCTAATGGGATGCCTAAGATTTACATTCCCGATGAGCAGATGCAAGCCAACATCACTATTGACAATGGCACAATCCTAGTTGGCTCCGATTGCCACTACAACCCAGAATACGTTACGACAGCTCACCGAGGTTTTGTTGAATTTGTAAAGTATCTGAAACCAAAGATTGTCATTCTCAATGGGGATATCGCAGACTTCGCTAGTATCTCAGCGCATCATCGCATTGGCTGGCAGAAAGGCCCGACAGTCAAAGAAGAGTTGGATGAGATCCAAGAAAGACTCGGAGATATTGAAAAGGTAAGACCAGCTGGCTGCAAGTTGATGATTACGATTGGTAACCATGACTTACGATTCTCCGGCAAACTATCCAACATTCTCCCTCAGTACGAGGGCATCAAGGGTTTTGATATTGCAGACCACACCCCGCATTGGAAATGGTACTGGTCAATCATGGTCAATCAAACTTGCATGATAAAACATCGCTGGCACAACGGCATTCATGCGGTCTACAACAACACTATTAAATCGGGTACGAGTTTCGTCTCTGGGCATCTACATTCTCTCAAGATAACTCCTTGGACAGACTACACCGGCACACGTTATGGAGTTGACACCGGCACTATGGCCTGTGTTAAGGACAACCAGTTTGCATATACAGAAAACAACCCGGTTAACTGGAGAGCTGGTTTTGCAGTATTGACTTTTATCAATGGCAAGCTCATGCCACCAGAGCTGGCAGAGGTTGTTAATGAGGATGAGGGTCTAATCTACTTTCGTGGCCAACTGCTAAAGGTATGATCCAGCTGACATCCACCATTCTGAAGAATATGTACACCATGCTTGTGGTGTGTAAACCCTTTGATAATTGGAATATGCCGTTACCAGAGCAGATTAAATTTATCGTAGACCACGATCCAGACACCATGGGAACCTACCTCCACGATGATTCGGGTAAGCATGAACACATCATTACTATCTCGGCTGCTCGTTGTGGCTGGCTCGAAACCGCCCTCAGAACGATGGCTCACGAGATGATTCACGCTAGTCGGTGGAATACCTCAACAGCTGCTTGGCAGAAACACGATAAGACCTTCCGGCATCGCGCCAAGATGGTAGCTGATGAGCTTGGCTTTGATCCCTTAGAGCTATAAATGTTACGTTATGTATACCATATGAAACAAATATGTTACTTTGTGGCCAGAATATAAAGCCCTATATTGCTGAACC